GTTTTTACATTTTTTTTTGTTTTTCAATTTTGAAAACACGTTATGCATAACGTAAAAGCGCAAATTCAGAAAAAATCTCAAACTGTTAAGAAAAAGATTCAAAGTGAATCTATGAAATAAAATCCTCCCTTGCTGTCTGGCTTCGTTGGCCATTGTTGCTCCTTGAGAGATTCGGATCTCTTCTCTACTACCCATGCTTTTAACATGAGTGAGATCTGAGATGGAAACTCTGCTTTCGCGAGCTCGTCAATGGATTCGTAAAGACCGATTCGAACCATCCACTTCAGTGCTGAGTAGTTTGGTTGAATTCCTCGTTTCTTTACAATACTATTCCAAATATCTTCACACAAGTTGTGGAAGCGAGTGGAACAGCCGAGAGCTGCTTGAGCTAAGCCTAGAGCCGAAGCTGCTAGACGTGGGTAATCCTGTGGACGCTCCGGAAAGTAAAGATGACTGAGTAAGTCAAATTCTTCACGGTAGGCAATGCCCATCAGGTTAGGATAACTGAGAACCGACATTCCTGTAACTCTGGATTGAATCATGCTCTTTTTGAGCTGAAGCTTGGCATTGAAGTATTTTAGAGCTACTTCAGCCATCATTTCTAAGAAATGGTTGCCATAGATACGGAACATTTGTTCGCAGAAGAAAATAAGAGAATCGTCGCCTTGAAAGCGAGCCCAGAACGATCTGCTGTTGACGTTAACGCCAAGAGCGGTCAGACATGTGTATATCATGATCGCATTCGCAAATGAGTCCATAAGTTGGGTCTGTTGGAAACCAGATCCGAAACCATTCCAGTTCCAGGTCCAAATTGTTCCATCAGGCAATTCAATTGGTGTGCCAGTAATTGCTGAGCACATCCATTCCCATAGGTTTTCCAATCTTTGGGGATTGGTCTTACCTCGCCAGTGAGAAGTCTCTTCGTACTGTGAAAAGTCGAAGTACTGTCTCCAGATGCGATGAACGATACGGATAAGTTGATGCAGAAGACGTTTGTCAAATTTTGACCAGTCAATTCCGATGCAAGTATTCCGAGTGGTACCATCGTACATCTCACGAAAAAGGCGTTGTGTCCGTCTTTGATTTGATGCATCAATATTCTATTGTGCACAAATATTTCGTTGTACAAGTTGTGAAAAGAGGGTTTCTCATCGGTAGTGAGTCCTAGTCGTTGTTTGAGCTTGAGGTAGTCTGTGACTAACACTGCTCCTTCGACTTTTGGAAGTTCCTTGTCAATGAGTTCTCTAAACTTGGGCTGTAGGGATTCTTCATCAATATTCCTTCCCGTAGGTTTGAACCTAAAGGTAAGTGATGTCCAAGGCAGTTCTGCTGAAACATTGGTTGTCCACGGATAATAGCGTAAGTCAGGGTAGTGAACCGGGTGAAGTATGCGATTAGGGCG